GGAGGTAATATTAGTACAAGTCTTTCAGCTCCCGTTTTTTTCGTAAATACGATAGATAAGTTTTTATTTTCAACGGACGCTAATGCAACTGATGTTGGTGATTTACTTGCTGCATTAAACGATTCAGCAGGTCAACAAGTTTAGGAATAAAAATGCCAATAAACATTTACGAAAATGAAATTGAATTCGACAGTGTTTCTATTTCAGTTGATGAACAGGGGCTTGTTTTAAACGGAAACTTTGTTGCTGCCGCTCTTGGTAATACAGTAGCACAAGGTGTTATAGCTGGTTATACATCAGGTGGTTACATTTCTCCATCTTCACAATCAAACGTCATAGATAAATTTCCCTTTGCCACAAATGCAAATGCAACTGATGTTGGTGATTTAACTATTGCTAGATATTCCGTTGCTGGGCAATCATCTACTGTTTCTGGATACACATCAGGTGGATATTCTTTTCCACCTGCCACTTTTTATAATGTAATAGATAAATTTCCTTTTGCAAGTAACGGAAATGCGACAGACGTTGGTGACTTGTCTGTAACAAGGAGAGGACCATCAGGGCAATCCTCTAGTATTTCTGGTTATAGTTCTGGAGGAAATACTCCTCCTTTATCAAATGTAATAGATAAGTTTCCATTTTCCACAAATGCAAATGCGACTGATGTTGGAGATTTAACTAGTTCTAAAAGAAATCTTTCAGGTCAATCTTCTACTGTTTTTGGATATGCCTCTGGTGGTTACTCAACAACCGCCTCACCAAATTTTTTAACCGCAATAGATAAATTTCCCTTTGCCACAAATGCGAACGCAACTTCTGTTGGTAATTTAACATTTTCAAGACAAACTGGAGGAGGGCAATCATCCATAGTTTCAGGTTATACATCAGGAGGAAGTCGCCCTTTGCCAGTAAATATAATAGATAAATTTCCATTTGCGACAGATACAAATGCAACTGACGTAGGAGATTTAACTGTAAGTAGAACAGGCACAGGGCAATCCTCAACTGTTTCTGGATATACTTCTGGAGGTTATGTCAATCCTCCATTTTCCTATTCAAATGTCATTGATAAATTTCCATTTGCGACAGATGCAAATGCAAGTGATGTTGGAGATTTAACTGTCACAAGAAGCAGTGCTGCCGGGCAACAAATATAAGGTTTCAAAATGTCAATTCAAATATTACCGGATAAAATTTTAATAGGACCATATACACTTAGAGACCTGGGTGACGGTAGGTTATCTTTTGACGGTAATGTCTATGCAAAATCATACGCACCGCAAACAGGCAAATATTTAGCCGGCAACCTTTCTGGGTATACATCAGGAGGATATGTTAGCACATACGTAAATACAATAGATAAATTTCCTTTTGCAGCAAATGCAAATGCAAGTGATGTTGGAGATTTAACCTCTAGTAGATATAGCCCCGCAGGGCAATCTTCAACAGTTTCAGGTTATGCATCTGGAGGTGCTTCTTCAAGCCCCACCAATATAATAGATAAATTTCCTTTTGCGACAAACGCAAATGCTGCCGATGTTGGTGATTTAAGTGTTGCAAGGCAAAATGTATCTGGCCAATCATCTTCTTTTTTTGGTTATACATCAGGAGGAAATGAGGCTCCTGGAGCGGCATCAAATGTGATTGATAAATTTCCTTTTTCGACAAACGCAAATGCAACTGATGTAGGAGATTTAACTGTAGCAAGATACTTATCCACGGGGCAATCATCTACTGTTTCAGGTTATACATCAGGAGGTTCACCTCCTTTTAGAAATGAAATAGACAAGTTTCCTTTTGCAACAAATGCAAATGCAACTGATGTTGGCGATTTAACTATTCAAAGAGCTTCTCCTGCTGGGCAATCATCTACTGTTTCAGGTTATTCATCCGGCGGTGATAATGGTGGCCCAACATCCACCACGGATGTAATAGACAAGTTTCCTTTTGCAACAAATGCAAATGCAACTGATGTTGGCGATTTAACTGTATCAAGATATAGTCCCGCAGGGCAATCATCTATAATTTCGGGTTATTCATCTGGAGGTCTTACTTTTAGTATTTCAAACGTCATAGATAAATTTCCCTTTGCCACAAATGCAAATGCAACTGATGTTGGTGATTTGACTGTATCTCGTTGGCTTGCGACAGGGCAACAAATATAGTACACTAAATAATTTTAAATTGATTTGAAAGGAAATTATTATGAAAAAGATTTTGATCATGGGTCTTCCAGGTTCAGGTAAGACATACTTTGCGGAAAGATTGAAAAAATATTTAGAAGATAATAGCAATTTACAGAATTGCCCAGAAGGGACATTATCAAATTATGAAACTGTTCCATTACACTGGAAAGCAAAAGTTGACTGGTTCAATGCCGATGAAGTTAGAAAGCGGTATAACGATTGGGATTTTAGTCACGAAGGTAGAATCCGTCAAAGCCTAAGGATGGCTGAGTTTGCCTTAAAATGCAAAGGTGATTATGTGATTTGTGATTTTGTCGCACCTCTAGTTGAGATGAGAAACAACTTCAAAGCAGATTGGACCATCTGGATGGACACAATCGATGCAGGAAGATTTGAAGACACTAATAAGGTATTTGTACAACCAGAAGTGTATGATTTTAGAATTAATGAAATGAATGCTGAAAAATGGGTTTCATTTGTCGGTGAACATATCTTAGAAAACAAAAGACGCCCAACTTTTGACTGGAAAAAAGAGACTGTACAAATGTTGGGAAGATGGCAACCATGGCATGCTGGGCACCGTGCTTTATTTGAGAGAGCAATCAGAAAAACTGGGCAAGTGGTAATTCAAATTCGTGATTGCCAAGGTTGGCAAGGCACTAATCCTTTTGCGATTGAACAAGTTAAAAACTATATTCGAAAAGATTTGGATCTACAGTATCAAGGAATGTATACGATTCAGGTTGTTCCAAATATCGTAAATATCACGTATGGAAGAGATGTTGGTTACAAGATTGAACAAGAAGTTTTTGACGAATCAATACACAACATCAGCGCAACAAAGATTAGAAAAGAAATGGGTTTCGATAAATAATCCATTATATTCTAAAAGGGCAGAAAAATGCCAGCAGTAACTAATAGAAACACATTCAAAGACTATTGTTTACGAAGACTGGGTTTTCCTACGATTGAAATAAACGTTGATGATGATCAGGTAGAAGACCGTATCGATGACGCTTTACAATATTGGCAAGATTATCACTTTGATGCTTTACAGAAGGTTTATTATATCCGTGCATTAAACTCTACGGATATGACCAATAAGTACATAAATTTGGATCCTTCTGTAACACTAGACACAAGTGGCAACTCTGTTAATATTATTGGTGTTACTCGTGTATTTCCAATCTCAGACTCAATTAACCAAAACAATATGTTCGACCTCAGATACCAACTGCGTCTGAACGAACTGTATGATTTTACGTCTGCCTCCTATATCAATTATACTTTAACAATGCAGCATCTCCGTTCATTGGAACTTCTATTTACCGGTGAAGTTCCAATACGCTTTCAACGTCACATGCATCGTTTGTACTGTGACTGGGGTTGGGGAACTGCTGTTCAAGCTGGTACAGTCGTTATTGCTGAATGTTTTGCGCTTATCAAACCAGAAGATTATATTTCGGTGTGGAATGACCGATGGTTAAAAGAGTATGCTACCTCATTGATAAAAAGAAACTGGGGAAGCAATCTCAAAAAGTTTGCTGGAGTACAACTGCCCGGAGGTGTAATGCTGAATGGGCAAGTAATTTATGATGAGGCTGTAGAGGAAATAAAGGCTCTAGAACAAGAAATGCAAAGCAAATATGAACTTCCAGTGGACTTTTATCTAAACTAATGGCTACCAATCTATATTTTAATAACTTCAATTCAAGCCCAGAACAAAGACTTGTCGAGGACTTGATGATCGAGACCATTAAAATTAATGGTGTCGATTGCTATTATATTCCAAATATAAATGAAGCAGCCAGAGACCTTCTTTATGGTGAAGATCCACTTAAAAAATTTACTGCCGCATACCCTCTTGAATTGTATATCACAAATGTAGATGGTTACGAAGGTGAGAGGGAGTTTTTCTCTAAATTCGGGCTTGAAATTCGTAACAACATGTCGGTAATTATATCAAAAAGATCGTTTGCTCGTTGGGTTCCACAGACATATCACCGCCCAAGAGAAGGTGATTTAATTTACATACCTTTCTTTGCGCAGACGGGTGAGATGTATGAGATTAAATATGTAAACTTCTCAGAAGCATTCTATGTTTTAGGTAACAAGTATCCATATTTCTATAAACTTGAGTTAGAGAAATTCAAATACTCACAAGAAACTATCGATGTTGGTATTCCAATTATAGATGAATTGGTATATCAAGATGCATATTCAATAGAATTGACGGTAAACAAAGCAACAGGAAATGGAAACTTTATACGTGGCGAATCTATACATAACACATCAAATACTGTATATGGAACAGTAACAGACTGGAATGCAAACACAGGTATTATAAAAGTAACCGATCTGTATGGAACTTTTGCTAACAGTATGCTTCTGCGTGGAAATACAAGTAATGCATCTTATACAACAACAGCAGCACCGGATGAATTAAAAGATAATGAAATAAGAGAAATGTATGATAACAAAGTAATTCAAAACGAAGCTGATGTTATCATAGACACAACAGAAACAAATCCTTTTGGTAGAATATCATGACTATAAATTATTCTTACCATAGAATTATCAGAAAAATAATTGTAGCTTTCGGTGATATGTTCAATAGCGTTAAAATTGGAAGATATGATGCCAATGGCAATGAGATTGAAAAATTTCTTGTTCCTTTGTTATACGGCGGTAAAGAAAAATATGTCTCCCGTTTAGAAGGTGATCCGGAACTCGATAAAAAGGTTCAGATTACTCTTCCAGTTATGTCTTACGAAATGACAAACATGTCATATGATGCAGGAAGAAAACTGAATTCGAATTTCAAAAATATCGGATCAAGTTATTCGCAAAATGCGGCTTTAGCAGTTTATAATCCAGTGCCATTTGATTTTGATTTTTCTCTTTTTGCTTATGTTCGTAACTTTGAAGATGGTGCTCAAATCATGGAAAAAATTCTTCCATATTTTACACCAGATTATACAGTAAATGTCAATTTATTACCAGAATTAGGTATAATTAAACAACTTCCAATCGTACTAAAGAGTGTATCACACGAAAATGATTATGAAGGTGCTTATGATTCAGATGTTAGAAGAATAATTTGGACTTTAAACTTTACGGTTAAAGGTTACATATATGGCCCAATATCTGAACCAAAGATTATTAGAACTTCAATTACAAATATATTAGATGACAATACATTGAATCATGAAAGTGTCGTAGGTATAACCATGAATTCTGGAGGGTTTGGTAATTATCAACTATCGGAAACAGTATATCAAGGTTACTCGTTTGAAACATCGACAGCTAGTGCAGCCGTAACTAATTGGAATTCCACAACTAAAACTTTGACGATTGGTAAACCGACAGGGCATTTTATTAGTGGGCAGAACGTCATTGGATTAACCACGCACTCAACTTGGACAGCCAATACATTCAGTATAAATCCATCGGATCTTGTAACTATCACCATAACACCAAATCCTTCCAATGTTATTCTTCCAAATAACTATACATATACAACCGTAATAACTGAATTTCCAAATACATAAATGTCAAACTTTGAAAAAAATATGGCTGAAATTTTTGATGTGGTGCCAGTCGAAAAACCAAATTTACCAGTCGCAAAACAAACACCAAGCACAGAAGGTTTGGAAATAGACCTAGATGCCGACTATCTAGAATCTAGACAAACATACAAAGAGCTTATTGAAAAGGGTAATCAGGCCATTGATCATCTTCTGGCAATCGCCTCGGAAACAGAACACCCTAGAGCATTTGAAGTTGTAGCCACACTCATTAAAAACACCACTGAGGCAAACGAAAAGCTTCTAACTATGCAGAAAATGATGCGAGAAATGAAAGGTATGAAATCTAATGATCAAAATAAAGTTTCTGTAGACAAAGCTATATTCATCGGATCGACTGCTGAACTGTCAAAACTAATAAAAGGTAAGAAATCTCTTGATGAATAAAGATTCTTATAGAGATAATCCTCTACTAAAACGTGCAGGAGTACAGCACAATTATACAGAAGAAGAGATTAAAGAATATATTACGTGTTCAAAAGATCCCGTTTACTTTGCGGAAAAATATATTAAGATTGTTAACGTCGATAAAGGTTTGATACCGTTTGATATGTGGCCGTTTCAAAAAGATATGATTCGGTTGTTTCATGAAAACAGATTTGTAATTACAAAATGCCCTCGCCAGGTTGGTAAAACAACCACATCAGTAGGTTACCTTCTTTGGCTAACACTCTTTTCCGATTCTCAAAACATTGCCGTTCTTGCAAATAAAGGTTCTTTAGCTAGAGACATTCTATCCAAGTATCAACTTGCATATGAGAATTTACCAATGTGGTTGCAACAAGGTGTTGTGACCTGGAACAAAGGTAACGTCGAACTGGAAAACGGTTCAAAGATTATTGCTGCTTCAACCTCATCTTCTGCCATTCGAGGTGGTGCTTTCAATGTCGTTTTCTTGGACGAATTTGCGTTCGTTCCAGCCAATATTGCAAATGAATTCTTCAACTCTGTTTACCCTGTTATTTCGTCTGGTAAATCCACAAAAATCATTATAGTTTCCACACCAAACGGTATGAATCTGTTCTACAAGCTTTGGATGGATGCTATAGGCAAGAAAAACGGATACAAACCTTTCCAAATTCACTGGTCCATGGTGCCAGGTAGAGATGAAAAATGGAAAGAAGAAACGATCAAGAACACATCCGAAGAACAATTTAGACAAGAGTTTGAATGTGAATTCTTAGGTTCAACAAATACTCTAATCTCTGGTTCGAAACTTGCGCAACTTGTTTATACTGAACCAGTTATTCGTCATGAATTACTTCATATCTATGAGCCTCCAGTGAAAGGTGATGATGAAAAAACAAAGGATCATATATATGCTATATGCGTAGATCCCTCAGAAGGTAATAATCTGGATGATTCTGCATTTTCTGTCTTTGATATTTCAACAGTACCATATAAACAAGTAGCAAAATACAACAGTTCTTCTATTTCACCTCTTCTTTTCCCCACGGTAATCTACAATACAGCAAAACTATATAATGATGCGTATGTTTTAGTCGAGATTAACAATACTCCTCAAATAGCAGACACGTTACATCGTGATTTTGAATATGAAAATGTTGTAAAGGTTGAAACTGGAAACAAAAAAGCACAGTCAATTGGCACAGGTTTTGGTAGAGGTGTACAGCTTGGTGTGAAAATGTCTGCGCAGGTGAAAAGAATTGGTTGTTCAAATCTGAAAACACTGATTGAATCCAATAAATTAATCATACAAGACTTCGACACAATATCTCAATTAACAACATTTGTATCGGCTCACAACAGTTTCAGAGCAGAAGAAGGTGCAAATGATGATATTGTTATGACACTCGTTATGTTTGCATGGATGACAACTCAACAATATTTTAAAGAAATTGTAAATCATGATCTAAGAAAGCAGATGCAATTGGAAATGATGAATCAAAAGGACGAAGAAATACCTTCCTTTGGGTTATATGATGATGGAAAAGAAGAAAAATACATCGTTGAGGGTGGTGATGTATGGTTAGTAAAAGAAGAAGAATCACTATTTAGATTCTGACTCTAAAATCACCATTTCATAAATATACCATAGGTTAAATTGCCAAAGCAAGATCATATAACAAGGAGATAAAAATGGCATTTCAGATTTCTCCAGGCGTAAACGTTTCCGAGGTCGACCTAACTACAGTCGTACCTGCGGTTTCTACTACTGCTGGTGCTTTCGTTGGACCATTTCAATGGGGTCCAGTCAATAAAAGAACACTTGTTACAAGCGAATCTGCGCTTGTGACTGCATTTGGTAAGCCAGACGGAAATACAGCAACATCTTTCTTTTCTGCGGCTAACTTTTTAGCATACGGAAATAATCTTCAGGTTGTTCGTGCGGCAAATACAACAGCATATAATGCAACACAGAACACAAGTGCTATCGTTCAAATAGCAAGTGAAGATGTATATGATGTTTCATACACATCCGATTCAACATCGGTATCATTTGTGGCTCGATATCCTGGTGCTCTTGGAAATTCATTAAAAGTTTCAATAAATTCTGCTAATACGGCATTAAATGCTTCTACAGCTTTTGCAAGTTGGCAATATAAGAGCAATTTTAGTGCTGCACCAAATACAAGTTCTTATGTTTCAAATGCAGGTGGAGCATATGATCAATTACACGTTATAGTAATTGATGAAGATGGATTATTCAGTAATGGTGCAAAAGGTACAGTTTTAGAAACTTTTCCTTTCTTATCAAAAGCTTCTGACGCAATCTATGATGACGGGTCTCCAGCATATTACAGAACAGTAATTAGAAATCAATCAAAGTACATCTATGCTCTTGGACCAGTTAATCCTACAAACACATCAACAACTTGGGGTTCAACGTCAGTAACAGATTTTTCAGGTATTTCAACTGGCGCAACTGTTTCATTATCAGGTGGAACATCACAAGCAGTACAAGCAGCAGATATTACAACAGGTTGGGATATTTTTTCAAATCCAGATATTGTTGATATTTCATTACTTGTCTCAGGTGATGCAACGACAACAACACAACAAACAGTCATTGATTTGGCTGTTTCAAGAAAAGATTGTATTGCATTCATTTCACCTCCAAGCACAGTTGTCAGTTCTGCAACACCAGACTCAGTAGTTACAACTTGGGCATCTTCAACACTTGGAAGAGCAACAACATATGCGGTCGCAGATAGTGGCTGGAAATATCAATTCGACAAGTATAACAATTTATATCGTTGGATACCATTAAACGGAGATATTGCCGGGCTATGTGTTCGCACAGATCAAACAAATGATCCTTGGTTCTCACCTGCTGGTGTTAATCGAGGTGCAATTAAAAATGTAGTCAAATTGGCATGGAATCCATCACAATCTCAACGTGATGCAATTTACTCGGTAGGTGTAAATCCTGTAGTTTCTCTACCAGGGCAAGGCACAATACTATATGGCGATAAAACATTAATAACACAACCTTCTGCTTTTAGTAGAATTAATGTCCGTCGTTTGTTTATCGTACTTGAAAAAGCAATTTCAACTGCTGCTAAATTCTCACTGTTTGAACTTAACGATGAATTTACTAGAGCGCAATTTGTGGCAATCGTTGAACCATTTTTACGTGACGTTAAAGGTCGCCGTGGTATTTACGATTATCGTGTTGTTTGTGATACAACAAATAATACTGCTCAAGTAATCGACTCGAACCAGTTTGTTGGTGACATTTATATTAAACCTGCACGTTCTATCAACTATATTCAGTTGAACTTTGTTGCAGTACGTAGCGGCGTAAGCTTCAGTGAAATCGTTGGTTCTGTCTAATAAATAATAGGAAATAGGAGAAAACAATGGCTTTTAATGTAGCAGAGTTCAGAGCAAATCTTGTAGGAGATGGTGCTCGTCCAAATCTGTTCCAAGTCACAATGACTTTTCCAACATTTAGTACAGAGGCAACAACTTCTGCACAAGCATTAACATTTTTATGTAAGAGCGCACAGTTGCCAGGTTCAACACTTGGCACTGTCCCACTGTTTTACTTTGGGCGTGAATTAAAATTTGCTGGAAATAGGAATTTCGCTGACTGGACAATTACAATAATCAACGATGAAAACTTCAAAGTTCGTAAAGCTTTTGAATCTTGGATGAACGGTATTAATTCACATACAACTAATCTCAGAAACGGAGTTGCAGGTTCACCAACAGGTTATTCTGTCGATGCGAAAGTAAATCAATATGACAAAGGCGGAAATATTATCAAAGCATATAACTTTGTAGGTGCATTCCCTGTTGACTTAGCACCAATTGATCTTGACTGGGGTTCGAATGATGCAATCGAAGAATTTTCGGTAACCCTAGCGTATCAGTGGTGGGAATCGGATACTACTTCTTAATATAGAGGGGCATAAGCCCCTCATTATGTTTAATTTGAAAAGAAAGAGAAATCAATGGCTTTGAACTTGTTCGGCTTTCAAATCTCAAGACAAAAGACTGAAGTACAACAACAGTCTGAGAAAACTTTTGCCGTCCCATCCAATGAGGACGGTGCATTAACTATTTCCGCCGCGGCATATTATGGTACATATGTTGATTTAGACGGAACGGCAAAAAATGAGGTTGAATTAATTTCTCGTTATAGAGAAATGGCAATGCAGCCAGAAATTGAATCTGCAATCGATGACATTGTTAACGAAGCTATCGTTCAAAATGACAACGGGCAATCGATTCGAATTATTATGGACGATCTAAAGCAACCAGACAAAATTAAAAAAGCCATTGAAGAAGAATTCAAAATTATACTCAGAGTATTAAACTACAATAATATGGCTACGGATATTTTCCGTAGATTCTACGTAGACGGAAGATTGTTCTATCACATTATTATCGATCAAGAAAACCCACAGTCTGGTATTAAAGCACTTAGATATATTGATCCCAGAAAGATAAGAAAAGTTCGTGAAGTTAAGAAAGAAAAAGATAAATCAACAGCAGCAGATGTGGTAACAACTGTAAATGAATATTATATTTACAACGACAAAGTAGTTTCAGGTACTTCATCCAGTTATGGACCTGTAGGCGTCCGTATCGCAAAAGACTCTATCATCAATATCAATTCAGGATTGATGGATTCTCGTCGTGCAGTTGTGCTTTCGTATCTACACAAAGCAATCAAACCACTCAATCAGTTACGTATGATTGAAGATGCTACGGTCATTTACCGTATATCAAGAGCACCAGAACGTAGAATTTTCTATATCGATGTAGGCAATTTACCTAAATTAAAGGCTGAACAATACCTACGCGACATTATGGTCAAGTATAAAAATAAACTTGTCTATGATGCTCAGACAGGTGAAGTCCGTGATGATAGAAAATTCCTGTCAATGATGGAAGATTTCTGGCTACCTCGTCGAGAAGGTGGTAAAGGTACAGAAATTACAACATTACCTGGTGGGCAAAATCTAGGTGAACTAGAAGACGTTAAATACTTTGAAAAAAAATTGTACAAAGCATTAAATGTTCCAGTATCACGTTTAGATCCAAATCAAACTGGATTTTCACTTGGCAGAGTTGGTGAAATTACACGTGATGAAGTAAAGTTTTCAAAGTTTGTTGATCGCCAAAGGCAGAAGTTTGCAGAAGTTTTCGATCAAGCACTGCGTGTGCAATGTGTACTAAAAGGTATTTGTACATCTGATGAGTTCGACGAATTTAAAGAGTACATATACTACGATTTCTTAAAAGACAATAATTTTGCCGAGTTAAAAGAAGCAGAATTGGTAAGAGAACGTTTGTCACTTCTTGGTTCTGTAGACCCGTATGTTGGGCGTTATTATTCGATGGAGTGGATACAAAGAAATGTATTGAGAATGACGGATGATGATATCAAAGAAATGCGTAAACAAATTGACGATGAAAAAGAAGCAGGATTAATTTTAGATCCAATGCAAATTGCGCAACAAGGGCAAGCAGAATTAGCTGCTGATGCGGCCGATGCAAAAACTGGAAATGCTCCAACATCTCCTGCAATTTCAAATGCTTCACCAGTATCCGGAGATACAGCAGATAATAAACCAGTAAAAGGTGATTTGAGTTTGAAAGAATCTCTCGCATTGCGTATGCTGAAAAGAGTGGTATAAATAATTTATATTTAATGGAGAAAAATAATGCCAGATGAAAATATTCAAGCAGTAGTTGACAATGCTCTCGTCGATAACGCCACAGAAATGAGAGCTGCGCTTTATAATGCAATCAATGATAAAATTTTTGATGCATTAGAACAACGTAAACAAGAGATGGCAAGAAACTTTATTTCTCAATATGATTCCGATAATGAAGAAGAATCAGACGAACAAGAAGAAGATTCTGCTGAAGAAGAACAAGAAGAAGATACGGAAGATACAGAAGATTCAGAAGAAACGCAGCAATGAAAAGATTAAAAGACTTTCTTCAAACAAAGATTGACGAAGATGGTTCTCCTGATGTAGACGGAGATGGTTGGCTTTCACCATCAGAATTGCATCAGCATTTAGATATTCAGAAAAGAGGAAAAGTCGATCTTGGTGATTATGCTGCGCATGTAATGTTCCACGCTCATCATCCAGAATACCTTGCACCATATGTTGCATCATTTAATGATGTGCAAAAAAGGCACGCTGAAGGTCAACACATGTGTGACCACGATCCGGTCTTTAAAAAATTAATGAACAAGGATTCTTTGGTTGCAACAAATTATCCTGTATATGAAGGTAGAGAAGCTGGGCATTCTGAGCAAGATCCTCCAGCAGTTTTAATAATGAGAAGAAAATCTATTCGTTTATTTCCAAACGGGCAAAAAGTTGCTTTATATTACGTCGATAAAATTAACAAGTATGTTACTGTACCATATGATGGTATTATGCAACTATCTACCGAAGAAACTGTATTAGATAAAATTAAAATTGTTGCCGAACAAAAACAAAAAATGGTTGTTGAGCATTTAGATGGTTCGACATCCGAAATCACTCCAGAAATAGCAAACAATATAATGGCTGTTTATAAAAAAATCAATGAGACAAACAAAGAAAAAATGGCCGATATGCTAGAAGCGAGTGCAAAACATTTTCAAACTATAGTTAAGTTTTCCAAGGAATAAAAATGGCAAACCAATTCTCATATCAAGTTTTAAAAGACGATACACAACATGTCATTGTTAAACTAACAGGTTCTTTTGATGGTTCCGGGCAAGAAGATAATGTGTATAGAATTCAAGCAAACACTTTTTATGGTGCTCTTGCTACCAACGGTTTCCCTGTTGCTAATGTTTATGGTGGATCCGCGAACACCACTCTTTCGTATTATGCATTAACAGTGAATAGAGTTTGGTATGACACAGATACTAGTTCTGGTTCAGTTGAACTTTATTGGGCAAATACGGCAAGTGCAACAGCAGAAGATGGAGTACCACTTTTGTTCATGCAAGGAAACGGAACATACGACGGTGATGGAAGTTGGATTACGATTAAAAATCCTACTGTAACTGCAAACAATAATGGTGATATTGGAATACATACTCGTGGGCAAGTAGCTAATGCGTCTTACACAATTATTTTAGAGTTAAGAAAAGATAACGCTTACTATCAGCGTGGGCAATTTAATGATCCTGCTGCATTTAACTATGGTGCATTTACACTTAAACCATAATGTCAATAATTAAAGAACGAATTGAGCGTTTATTTGAAAAGAAGTTGCTCGAATTAAATGAGGGCAACGTACAAAAATTTGGTAGAACAAAATTAGTAAAAGTAAGAGTACGAGGCGGTAAAGTACAAAGAAGAAAAAAGTTCTCTAGCGTACCAGGGTATACAATAAGAGGTGGCAGACTTGTTAGAATGTCACCTCAAGAAAGACGAAAAAGAAAAATGGGTGCCAGAAGAGCTAAAATTAAACGTAAAAGTAAATTAAACACAATTCTTCGTAAAAGAAGAATGTCACTTAGAAGAAGGGCTTCTTTGGGGGTAAGATGAAACTAATTAAAGAAATAACAGAAACGGTACAATACCTTACAGAAGAGAAGGACGGAAAGAAGTCACTTTTTATTGAAGGTCCTTTCCTTGTAGCCGAGAGACAAAATAAAAATAAACGCCTCTACGAATACAATACTTTAAAAAAAGAAGTAGATCGTTATACCCAAGAATATATCAATAAGAATCGAGCTTTTGGTGAATTAGGGCATCCTGATTCACCAACTATTAATCTGGATCGCGTATCACACATGGTTACCGGTTTAAGAGAAGATGGTACGCAATGGGTTGGTAAAGCAAAGATTCTCGATACACCAATGGGTAACATTGCAAGAAATCTAATCGAAGGTGGAGCTATGCTAGGAGTTTCATCAAGAGGTATGGGTTCTCTTAAAATGGTCAACGGTGTCAATGTTGTACAACCCGATTTTTATCTAGCCACAGCGGCAGATATTGTGGCCGACCCTTCTGCACCTGGTGCTTTCGTGCAGGGAATTATGGAAGGCAAAGAATGGATGTTAGTAGATGGTAAATGGACCGAAGTTCATCTTCAAGAAGCAAAGAAAGAAATTCGTAAAGCTTCAAGAAAACAAATTGAACAAGTAAGTTTACAAATATTCGAAAACTTCATTAAAAAATTATAATATTATAAATATTCCACATATAACCAAGGAGATTTCCAAATGGGTAAGAAGTTCAATCTATCTGAAGCTGCCGCTGAAATTTTAAACAAGAGCATCAGCACAGCTAAAAAAGATGCGCCAGGCCGTCTGCCAACATCAGTCGTTGCTGGTCAGAAAGAAGTAGGTGACATTGGCACAGAAGTTACAAAAACTACAGATGGTGGTCCAGATGCAACTAAAGGTGTTCCAACAGCAACACCACCAGGTGCAACACCTCCAGTTGGTGCTGAGCCAATGAAAAAACTAAAAGGTCAACCTGCTGAACAAGGTTCTGTTGAAAGCCCAGAAGGAAAACCAGGGCGTCAAATGATGGACAAAAACAAAGGTGCCACATTTCAATCTTATGGTGGTCAGCACGAAGAAGTTGATGCTGATGAAGAAGTAATTGAAGAAGAAAAAGAAGAAGACCATGAAGATGAGAAAGAAGACAAAAAGCTCATTAAGAAAATGGTCAAGAAAGACAGCATGAAAGAAGATATTGATGCGCTTATGCAAGGTGAGGACCTGTCTGAAGAATTCGTACAAAAAGCAACAACAATCTTTGAAGCAGCAGTCATGTCTCGCGTACAAGAGATCGTTGAAGAAATGGAAACAGAATACGAACAACAATTTGATTCTGCTCTTACGGAACTCAGAGAAGACTTTGCAACAAAGATTGATGACTATCTGAATTATATGGTTCAAGAATGGATGGAAGAAAATGAACTTGCCATTGAATCTGGGCTTCGTTCAGAAATCGTAGAAGACTTTATCGTTGGTTTACGCAACCTGTTTGCAGAACACTACATTGACATTCCAGAGGAAAAAGTTGATGCAGTGGAAGAACTTGCTGGTAAAGTTGAAGAACTGGAAGAAGAACTTAACGAACAGATTCAACGTTCTGTTGAGCTTTCCAAAACAATTAATGAATACAAAAAAATTCAGGCCGTGCAAGCAGTTTGCGAAGGCCTAACGCAGACTCAGGTAGAGAAACTTAAATCACTCGCAGAGAGTGTCGAGTTCACTTCTGAGGAAGATTTCACCGAAAAGCTTAATACGCTGAAAGAAGCATATGCTCCTTCAACAGTTAAAGCTGGTGAAAAGTCTGCCCTAGAAGAAGGCGTCGAAGTACCAGAAGACAAACCAACAAAGTTGTCATCTGACCCACTCGTAGACGCTGTAGCAAAAACAATCTCAAAATCGGTATTAAAATAAATAATACCATAATTAACACATAGGAGTATTTAAATGTACCTATCTGAAGAAATTCAATCAAAATGGAAACCAGTTCTTGAGCATCCAGAGCTGGAAGCAATTAAGGATCCATATCGTAAAGCCGTCACTGCAATGGTTCTTGAGAACCAGTCACAGGCAATGGCATCTGATCGCGCTCAAATGGGCATGCTTACAGAAACAACAAGCGTAGGACCAACAAACGTTACTGGTTCTGGCGTTCAGAACTTTGACCCTATTCTTATTAGCCTGGTTCGCCGTGCGCTTCCTAACCTGATCGCTTATGACGTTGCTGGCGTTCAGCCAATGACAGGTCCCACTGGTCTTATTTTTGCAATGCGCGCACGTTATGGTCAGAACATGACTTCTGGTTCAGAAGCCTTCTTCAATGAAGCTAATACACAGTTCTCTGGTATCGGTTCAGATACAAACCGTTTCGGTTTCGCCAACAACACAACTGGTGACACAATCACCAATCCAGTTGGTAACGGTTTCACAACTGCCAATACCTTCACAACTGGTATCGGTATGCCAACTGCCACTGCTGAATTCATGGGTTCTGAAAGCAACACAGCATTTGGTCAAATGGCATTCTCAATTGAGAAAGTTACTGTTACTGCACAAAGCCGTGCGCTGAAAGCTGAATACTCACTAGAACTTGCACAAGACCTGAAAGCAATTCACGGGCTTGATGCTGAGACAGAACTTTCAAACATTCTGTCAACAGAAATTCTTGCTGAGATCAACCGTGAAGTTATCCGTACAATCTACACTGTTGCTAAGAACGGTGCTCAGTATGGTACGACAACCGCTGGTGTATTTGACCTTGACACAGATTCAAATGGTCGTTGGTCAGTTGAGCGTTTCAAAGGTCTAATTTTCCAGATCGAACGTGACGCTAACGTTATTGCTAAAGAAACTCGTCGTGGTAAAGGTAACGTTCTGATCGTTTCTTCAGACGTTGCTTCCGCAATGGCCATGGCTGGTGTTCTTCAGTATACACCTGCTCTGTCAGCCGATCTACAAGTTGATGACACTGGTAACACTTTTGCAGGTCTTCTGCATGGTCGTATCAAAGTTTACATCGATCCATACTTCGGTGGCTATACAAGCAATCAAGAGCTTGTCACAATCGGTTATAAGGGTTCTTCACCTTATGACGCTGGACTGTTCTATTGCCCATACGTTCCTCTCCAGATGGTTCGTGCGGTTGATCAGTACACCTTCCAGCCAAAGATTGGTTTCAAGACTCGTTACGGTATGGTAGCAAACCCATTTGCTGGTGGTCCTAACGCTGATCTGGGTCAGTTGTACTCTAAGCGTAACACATACTACCGTATTTTTAGAGTCGCAAATCTTATGTAATTTGTTTTTGATAAAACTACCATCAAGAGTAGTATTTGAGGGACCTTCGGGTCCCTCTTTTTTTATTCCTAAATAGTAGATAAGGAGGAAACCATGAGTGGGCTAATCACAAAACCTAAGAATACTAATCTATTACAACCTACCAAATATTCTGTTAGTTTTCCAGCAATTTCAGATACGATTTATTTTTGCCAAAAAGTAAATTTACCTGGTGTTCAAGTCAGTGAATTACC